TAGGTATTGTTCTGCTTTTACTTTTGGTAGATTACCTACATCAATATAAAATATTCTTCTTTCAGGTGCTCTTGATAGTCTGTAAATAACAAGAGAATCCTCAATCATTCTAAGTTGATTAAGTGCCTTAATTGCTTTATGAAGATATGAAAGAACTCTATTCTTATTTCTGTCAACTAACCCAGAAGTACACATGGTAATAGAATCCTTAGCAATCTTAATAGAATTCTTACCACCTATTTGTCCAATCATTGATGTTGGGTGTTGTACTTTAGGTGTATAAAGATAGAATTCATCAAATTCTGGATTAGGAACTTCTTCTTTATCAGTTTGTATTCTTATAGATGGATCAGTACCTGGTTTTTTCTTTTCTTGACGAATAAATTTTATTTTTAATGGATCAATATATCTAAGATCTTGTATACCATCTTGAGGATTCTTTACGTCAATTACCTTTAAATAATATACTCTTCCATCAACATACCAATTACGAAAAATTTCATGAGACTTTTTATCAAAGTCCATGACCTCTTTTAAATATTTAAATTCTTCTCTAATTTTCTTTTTAATTGGTTCCCCAACTTTCAAATTAGAAAGTTCTACTTCTACAGGAGAATCGTATAAATCACTAACTATCGCTTCATTAACTACATCTTCAATAGCACCATCCGCTTCTGGATGAAGTGCCATCTCTCTATATCTTCTTATTAAATCATATTCTGAACGATATGCACCTTCAATATCTACATATTGACCATAAAATCCACTAGAAATAAAATTATCAACCCCATCCTCATTGTTCTTGGGAACAGGGCTGATAATTGTTTTGGATTTCTTCTGTGTATCCTCAATTGAAAAACCGAAAAGTTTTGCCATAGTATAATACTCTTTAGCCTACTATTATAGCACTATTTAGTTGATGTCGTCACCACCAGCATTTGGACCAGTGCCTTTAATTGCTTCCCAGTACTGAACTTGTAGTTCAACTGTAAACTCTTGAATCCCTGAAGCATCGTAAGATAGTTCAATAGGACCAACTTGAGTTGGGAAAGTATCATAAAAACGATAAGATCTTAATGTGGATCCATCACGATCTAACTGATAAACATAAGCATCTGCCTGATAATCTGCTGGATTAACTAAACCAGTATTATCAGAAAGTCTGTTAATAGTATTCTGCCATTTTTCAAACGCTGAACGAATAGCAAAATCCGTATCGTTGATAACAGTAACAGTCCAAGAATCAAATGTTCTATCTCCAGCAATTTTAAGAACCCTTCCTCGGAAAGGAACTTCGATCTGAGCAACGTTGGATGCTGGTAAATTAGCACCCTTTACTAAGAATCTTGCTTTGTCTAAAACATCCTGATCTGGAGCAGATGTATCAGGAAAAGTGAGGACAACTTCAAATAAATTGGCACGAGCACCACCACCCGTTAACTTACTCTTGAAGTTTGAAATCGTCCTTAGTGGTGGTGGATTGACTTGGTTTCTAGCCATGATTGTTTTTTAAACCTCTAATTAAACGGAACCGATTACTTCTTCAAACGAAACACCAGTTCTGGTGGCAACAAAGGTAAGACCAATGAAGTTAATAGAACGTGCAGGTTTGATGAATATGTCAGCAACAAACTCGTTATTATCAATAACTGCTGCTGTATTGTTTGTTTCGTCACAAACAACTACGAAGTCGAAGATACCCCTCTTCGCTTGAACATCCCTTAAGAATGGTTCAACTATATTTACAAAGTTTGTCCTTGTAAGTTCATCGTTGAACTCAAAAAGTTGATCCTTAGCTGCTGCTGATATAGCATCTTCTAAGAAAATGAACAACCTACGAACGTTGATTCTATCAAATGCTGATGATTTAGCAAATGCTGTCTTATCACCAAATAATACAATTCCAGCACCAGGTGAGTTAATTACAGGGTTAACTCTGTTTGAATACAGAATGTCTCTCTGTTTCTTACCTGGATTATAGACCAACTTAACAGCATTAAGGATTGCTCCTCTTGCTGTTCCTGCTGGTGAGAACCAAGGGAACTGTTCAAGACTTGTTCTAGCACAAGTTCCAGCAATGTCTCCATTTAATGGAATATATCTAAACGTATTATTGAAGCGATCATACATGTATTTGTATCCGCTATCAAGAACACCATAAGAAGATGATGTAACTGGAGAATAGAATTTAACAATATTCTCAGTTATTGTGTCTATTTCATTTACAGTAGGTAATGTTCCGTCTGTAGTTTCATTTAAAAACGCTTCTCTATATGGAGAAACAAATGCCACACAATCCTGTCTTCCTTCAGCAACCGCAATTACTTTCTGAGCAAGTGCTCTTGCGTGTGCCATTGGATATGCTGCAGATCCCATTAGAATGAAATCAACATCAGTTTCTTCTGCGTTATCAAATAGTGTATATCCACTAATAATGTCATCTAAACCAGAAGTAAAAGCACCATCTATATCGGCTGCCTTTATATTCTTAGCATCATCATCAGCAGTACCACCATAAAGATAACCTTTTTCTAAAAGATTGTTATAGTTACCAACAGATGAGAAATTAACATTTGCTGCAGGTTGGTTCCAACCGTTATCAGAATCAACTTCAAACGTAGAAGGAGAATTACCAAATGAAGTTGTTGTAACTCCAACTGGCATTTGACCACCGAAGATATATCTTGAATTAACTTCTAGATACTTTCTCCAATAAGAAGAACTTCCAACAGAGAATTCAGCGTCTGATGCTTTTGAAAGATTTAGATGTTTCTCTAATATTGTACCAGCATTACCTGTTACAGTTCCTTCATCGTCAATGACAACAACATGAACTTCATCAAATCTACCACCTCTTCCAGCAACATATGATGATGTACCAGGTTTGTTAGCTACCTGACTCCAATCATATGCTCCTACATTTAAATCAAGTTTCTGAGATTCAAACCAATCATACTCTCCAGTATATGAAGCAGTAACTAATCCTACTGTTTGTCCAGGTGTGTGGAACTTAGCAACACCTGTTTCAGGGAATGCATAATTTCCATTCTTCTCATAGTCTCTGTCAGTAACAGTTCCGTCATCGGATACATGTTTTACTAGTTTTACAGCAACTGTACTAAGTCCAGATACAGCATCGCTAGATACGATCTCGGTTAGAACTCCACTGAAATGTCCGTCTAAGTAAGCAGTTGCTCCAGTAGAAACATTAGTTGTAATAACTGTTGAGTTAAGAGGAACAGCTACAGTAACGCCCATTCCCACTACAAGACCAGCAGTTGGGATTCCTTTAAGTGCTTGGTCTGCTTTACCATCAATAATCGCAACTCTTAAACCGTTCGCCCAAGTACCAGGTGAATTGGCAACAATAGGTGCGTTAGTGATTGGGCTTTCATCATACCCAAGTTGCTGATAATGTTCTCTTCCTTTTATTTTAATACTAGTTGCAGCACCAACTTCATTAAAGATAGCAGCATTCTTCAGATTTTGATCATCTGCTCTAACTACGCTTAATGTTCCACCATACGCCAAATATGATGATGCTACCAACCAATTCTCGTAATGCTTATCAGTTGAATATGGCTTACCATAAGTTTGAAGTAGATCCTCCTCACTCTCTATAAGTTGTGGATCTCCAACTGGTCCCTTCTCGAACGGGGATACAAGTGCTCCTGTCGATCCACTCGTAGGATCCACTCTTCCAATTGTTAGATCAACCTCTCTTACGACAATTCCAGGAGATGCTAAATTTAATGGCATCTTTTGTTCTCCGAATCTCAGATTATTGCTGAAATTATTTATGGTTTACCATGTTTCTATCGGGGAAACCATACATGAACATTACCAATCTGGATATAACCAATCAACAAATTTTATTTTATTCCTTCTACTATTAACTATTCTTTTTACTGTACATATTTTACATTCATAAGAATATGCTGATGGATATGTTCTATCTTTACGTGTCAAATAAAAATCTTCCATCAAATCCTTAACCTTACCACAACTTCTACACTTCCGTTCTTTTAAGAGTAAATGATCTAATTCTATTTGATCTTCAAAATCCATCTATTGATACAAGTAAGTTGAAATGATATATTTTTTATTCTTCTTAGGTGGAACACCACGATGTATAAAATTCCAAGTAGCTGGAAACATAAGTATTCTTCCTGCAGATGGTCTAACTTTTTTACCACTAATAAACTCTGTATATCCAGCTCCACCAATACCAATATCATTTAAATAAATTAGCATTGCTATCATTCTTACATTGCCTTTTTCTGAAATAGCAAAATCATCATGCCAATGAAAATATCCACCTGGTTCATATCCTTTTACATTATATCCACTATCACTAAAACCATCGCCATGAAATGGTCTTGGTCTTGGACTTAACTTATTGAAGAATTTATAAGAATGGTCGATATAATCTTGAATCATATCTGCAACAATATGACACAGCATATTATCAATATCCTTCCATTCTTCATGCTCACTAACCAATAAATCTGTGGAAGTCTTTAAACTAGAATCTACTACCTTTCTATCAGATCCTATTCCAACCATACCATGTTGTTTTCTATTATCACTCTCATACCTGTTAATAATATCATTACATATATTTTTACTTATAACATTATCTTTAACATAGATGAAATCATCAAAATTCATTACCTATAATCCCACATATAAGATCGATCACCATATTCATCAGTATGCCATACATCACCCTCATTGTCAACAAAAGTACTATCATCTAGACCATCAGCAACAAATCCAAATGGAGCCATATCCTGTTCTATCTGATTCTTTTGTTCTTCATATATTCTTTTACGAACATCATTGTCCGTCATTTCTTTAAAATAATCTTGTGCTACTACCCAAGCAAATATGACAAGGCACATAGCAAGGTCATCATTACAACCTTCCTCTGCCTCAAATGAATTATGCTTTTGAGCAAAGGTAGTTAATTCTGATATGATCTCATAATCACTAACTAATATCTTATCATCTTCAAGCATAGTCTTCAAGTTAGAACAACCTAACTTTTTAACTGCTGCTGTTGTTCTTACACCCAACTGACATTTCTTTCCAGAGAATCCTTGTCCAACAATCTGTCCATTTCTTCCTCTCATAGATGCCATAAGAAGATTATCATACTCTAAATCATATTGAAGAATACTTGCAACCTGATCACCAATATCATTTACTTCCACTAATATGAATGATTCATTATATCCCTTTGCTACATCATGTATGATGTTTGGAAACAACATAGGTTTAATTTCATTATTTCTATACTTTGCTACAACCTTATATGGGAAGTTTGTAATATCAAAAACTATAAAAGCAGAATAATCGTTACCCAATCCACGAGCAACGTCAACTGTCATCATATAATTATGTTCTGGTATTGGTGTTTCGTAAATATCAAGTCCAGCATTTCTTTGTAGTGGATCATCATATACTAAAGTTTTAAGTTTAGTAGCAGAAATTAGAGTATTAACAGATCCTAAGAATTCACATTCAAACTCAACCTTAAACTGTTGTTCTGATGTATTGGAGATAGTTTGCTCTTTCCATTCAGAATCTCTACCAGGTACCTCCGACCAGTGGACATCTGTGGGAACATAATCACTCTTATCTCTTTCGGCATCATGCCACATACGATAAAAATGATTCATACCCCTTGGAGTAGAAACGATAATTACTTTAGTACTTTGTCCAGAAGTAATAGTTGGATAAACGGAAGCAAAGAAATCATCAGCAATGTGATTCGGGATGAATGCGAACTCATCCAAAAATATGACATTATAA